CCTGGAGAAGTTATCAAAACCTTTATGAAGGATGATAGCTTCTTTAGAGGTGTACGAGGTCCAGTAGGATCAGGCAAATCAGTATCTTGTTGCATAGAGATATTTAGAAGAGCTGCTAAACAAGAACCATCTCCTGATGGTAAGAGAAAATCTAGATGGGCAGTAATCAGAAACACCAACCCTCAGTTAAAAACTACTACCATGAAAACATGGTTAGATTGGTTTCCAGAAAATATATTTGGTAATTTTACTTACTCAGTTCCGTTTACACATCATATGCAAATTAATGATATAGAACTAGAAGTTATATTTTTAGCATTAGATAGACCAGAAGATGTAAAGAAACTACTGTCATTAGAATTGACAGGAGTATGGATTAATGAAGCAAGAGAAATACCTAAGACTATAGTAGATGCGTGTACTATGCGTGTAGGTAGATATCCAGCAGTAAAAGATGGTGGACCTACATGGTACGGTGTTATTGCTGATACTAATGCACCAGATGAAGATCATTGGTGGTCTATCATGTCAGGAGAAGTACCAGTACCAGACCATATGAATCAAGAAGAATCATTGATGTTAGTCAAACCTGATAACTGGAAGTTTTTTGTACAACCACCTGGAATGATAGAAAAGAAAGAAGATGATAAGATTAAAGGCTATGAGTTAAACAAAGTAGCAGAAAACATAAAGAATGTTACTCCTGATTACTATTCTAATATTATTAGAGGTAAATCAAAGTCATGGATTGATGTCTATGTTTTAAATAAATTAGGAACTATAGAAGATGGAAAGTTAGTCTATGGTTCATTTAGAGAAGATACACACTTAGCAGATCAAGAGATACAGTTTGCTGATACAACTGTTTACATAGGTTTAGACTTTGGTCTAACACCATCAGCTGTGTTTGGTCAAAAGCTACCTGATGGTAGGTGGATTATAAACCATGAGTTAGTTTGTTTTGATATTGGTACAGTTAAGTTTAGTGAGATGCTAAAGCATGAAATAATAAAGCATTGTTCAGATAAAGATTTAAAAATATTTGGTGATCCAGCTGGTGATTTTAGGGCACAAACAGATGAAACTACTCCTTTTCAGATACTTAGACAGCAAGGTATCCAAGCCTTTCCAGCTCCATCAAATGATGTAGCACTACGAATAGAATCAGTAGAATCTGCATTGAATAGGATGGTTGATGGTAAAGCTGGGTTTTTACTATCACCATCCTGTAATCAATTAAGAAAAGGGTTTTTAGGAGGATATCATTACAGAAGAATACAAACATCTGGCGAAAGATATGAAGATAGACCAAATAAGAATAAGTTTTCTCATGTACATGATGCACTACAATATTTAATGTTAGGTGCTGGAGAAGGTAGATCTTTGACTGTAGGACCAAAGAAACAGAGTGTTACAAATGTTTACAAAAGTTGGAACTTATATGAAAGAGGCTCAATAAACAAAAGAGGTAAATGGGATATTTTCCGAAAGAATGGCTAGTATTCTTTTATGATCCACCTTTAGAATCGTGGTATCATATGTTTCGAAAAGGAGGTATGGCTCATTGTGGGATGATGGGTTATGACCATACGAAAAATGTATGGATTATTATAGAACATATACATAAACGATTAGATGTGAAGGTACTATCTGGTGAAGAAATATCTTACATCATAGGTTATATGATGAAACATAAAGGGATTATTTTAAGATGTCCTTTGCAAAGACAGAAGTTTAAATTATTTCAAGGTGCATGGCTTAGAGAAAATAGTTGCGTTACAGTTATAATGAGGGTATTAGGTATAAATAGGTTGATTATAACACCTTATGGGTTATATAAATACTTAGTAAATAATGGATGTAAACAATGGGAATATTTAGAACACCAAAATACAGAAAATCAGCAGCAGAAATAGCTATGGAAGAGCAAATGGAAGAAGATCGTAAAGAAGCTGAAGCTGAGAAAAAAAGGTTAGAAGCAGAAGAAAAAAGATATAAGAAGAGATTTGGTAAGGGTATGATCGGTGTTCGATCTTTGTTTTCTAAAGCTGGTGGTAGTGGTTTCTTTAGTGATGGAGAACAGAGCTAATGGGTGCACAAAATTCAGCATCAGGACCAGGTGGTAATCAAAGTTCTGTACCAGCAAAAAATAGGTTTGGTAGTAGTAATGATGTAAACAGATCTATTGCAGAAAGAGCAGACAGAGCTGCAAAAAAAAAATTAGGAATACAAAAAACTGTTGCTGGTCCAGTTAAAGGAGCTTCAAGTTCTGTTACAGGATATATGGCTACTAATACTGGTGGAAATCAAATGTATGGTTCTGCATATAGCCAAGCAAGAAATCAATACTTAGCAGATCAAGGTGTAGGAACTATGACTAATGGAAGTTTTATGCCAGGAGTACAAACAGATCAAGGGTTAGTATTTACATCTGCAAATAGAGATATTTATAACAGAACTAAACAAAAAGATATTCCATTATCAAGACAGATGTATGATTCACAACAAAAATTTAAACAAGTTATAGCTGGAGTTGCAGCACTTGCTGGTGTACCTATGATACCTTCTGCACTTCTAACTTCTAGTAGGACACCATATCAAAGCTATGTAGATAGAAGAGAAAGTGGAGTATTTAGCTATCAAACAAATAGACAACAAAACAATGATAGAAATAATAAAAATAATACTAATAATACAAACAAACAAAAAGATAATGAAATGTTTGAAAATAGAAACTTAGCAGAAGCAGAAGCACAAAGAAAAAAATATTTAGCTAGTTTAAAATCAAGTGATGTATCACAAGGAGATAGAAAATTTATGACAGCAAATGTTAGAGGATTTGGTGGATCTTATACTGTTTAATGGAGTATAATAATTATAGATCTTCTGCAAATATGTCTGATGAAGTATCAGCTAAATCTTTTTTAAAAAAATATTCTCAAGCAGATTCTCTTAAAACATTATGGAAGTCAAAGTTTGAAGAAGCATATGAATATACTATGCCAGGCAGAGAATCATTCTATGAAGAATCACCTGGACAAAAAAGAACAGATAGAATATTTGATGAAACAGCTGTAGTAGGTATACAAGAATTTGCTAGTAGATTACAAGCTGGTATAACTCCTACATTTGGTAGATGGATTAATTTAAAATCAGGTATTGAAATACCAGCTAATGTATCCCCTGAGATAGACGAACAACTAGATTCAATTACTCAATATATATTTGAAGTATTACACAACTCTAATTTTAATCAGGAAGTACATGAAGCATTTATGGACTGTGCTATTGGTACAGGATGTTTACTTGTTAATGAAGGTACATCTACAGATCCAATAGTATTTAATGCAATTCCTTTACCTCACATTACATTGAATAGTGGACCAAATAATAAAATAGATTGTGTATACAGAAAAAGACAGATTAGATTAGGAGATTTAAAAGTTTTATATCCTAATGCAGATCTTAGTGAAATAACATTAAACAAACTAACTGAAAACGCTGATGAAAAAATAAATGTTATTGAAGGAACTATGCGTAATTATGAAGATCCTAACAAAGAAGTTTATAATTATATTGTATGTTTAGAAGAACATGAATCAATTATAGTACAAGAAAAATATACAGGAGCTGGATCAAATCCATTTATAACTTTTAGATGGAACAAAGCTAGTGGAGAAGTATATGGTCGTGGACCAGTATTCAATGCTATGTCTGCTATCAAGACAACAAACCTTACAGTAGAATTAATATTAGAAAATGCACAAATGAATATATCTGGTATCTATCAGCTAGAAGATGATGGAGTTATTAATACAGATAATATTTCATTAGTGCCTGGCACAATAATTCCAGTAGCTCCAGGATCAAGAGGATTACAACCTATCAATGGTGCTGGTAGATTTGATGTAGCACAGTTAGTATTGGAAGATATGAGAAACAATATTAGAAAAGCATTGTATATGGATACACTTGGTCCAACCAAAGGTACACCAATGTCTGCTACTGAAGTTGCAGAAAGAATGGCAGACCTATCAAGACAAATAGGATCTTCTTTTGGTAGATTGCAATCAGAATTTATACAACCATTAATTAAACGAGTTATCTACATACTAAAAAAACAAGGTAGAATAGAAATACCAAGTATTGATAACAAAGAAATAAAGATTATTCCTGAATCACCACTATCTAGAGCACAGAATGAACAAGATATTGCAGATGTAAATAGATTTAATGCTACTTTAGGACAAACATTTGGACCTGAAGTATTAAATTTAATTGTGAAACAGGAAGAAGTAGCTAGATATTTAGCAGAAAAAATGAATTTACCAGAAAAAATAATTCGTGATGCTGCTGAACAGCAACAAGTAATGCAGCAAATGCAACAACTACAACAAATACAACAAATGCAAGGAGGACAAGGTGGCGTGGGAGCAGATACGGAACAAACCTGAGGGTTTTTATCATTCAATAGACGGATTTACTAGATCAAAAGGTGCAGAGATAGAATTAAATGCTGATATTGCTGCATTATTCAAAACAGAACTAGGAAAAAAGGTTTTAAATTACTTAAAATCTATTACAGTAGATGCTGTAGCTGGTAGAGATATTACAAATGACCAGCTTAGACATCTAGAAGGAATGAGATATTTATATTTTATTATACAAAAACGAATAGAAGCACATAAGGAGAGCTAATGTCAGAAGAAGCAGTACAAGCAGAAGAACAACAACCAGTTGAAGCTACACA